CCAGCAGCTTGATCTTCTCCACTTATAACGGATCTAAATCTACCTGAATAACCATTGTTAAGTTCAGCTGTTGGTCCTTGCACAAGAGCGTTACCAGGCTCTGGAGATCCTTGAACAGCTGGATCCCAAGTGGCAGGTCCTGAATAAACGCCAAAATATTCTGAAATATACCAATCAAAGTTTCGTATTTGGAATATAGTTTGACCGCCTGTTAATTCTACTTGAGCGTTTAAGTCTTCAATAGTGCCACTTGTACTTGTCTCCCAGTATATATCTAGTTTTGATTCTACAGGCTCTGTCTCGTAAACAGCTAGGTTTTTTATACTATATATGTCGCTTGATTGAGCTATTATTTGACCTATTTGGTTAGTTGTACTTATTCTACCTATAAGTGGATTTGAATTCGCTTCATAAAAAACCTCCGCATATACAGCATTTGTACCTGAAACATTATCTATGTTAAATAAACCAAACTCATCTTGTATAGTAGATACTGTATCTGAAAATCTTGAAGGATAGTATTGCTCGTTTACTAGACCAATGTTATTTACGTTAATAGCTATTGCTCCGGTGTCTGTGTTTTGAACTCTACCAAACAGCTGAACGGAACTTCTAAATTGTTTTTGATCAGGTCCGACTTCTGCTAAATCACGAGGCACTTTGTTTATGTTGTCATTAAATAAAACTACATGCGACGTTAAGCCAATTTCTTTTGCTGGATCTTCAGGGTACGAAGCTAATATGCCTGGTAGGTATACATTATAGTAATCTTGCTCTTGTTGCTTAACAACTACCTTCCATGTCTCAAACCCTAATGGATTATAATTACCAAGAGTTGGATCACCTACATATGTACCTGGATACATTGATGATGCCACAGGTGTTTCGTTTATGGTCTCATTAACTTGAACAAACAACGCATCACCAGGCCAAGAGCCTATATCAACAACTCCATTTCCTTCGTTGTAAGGCGAGTATACGGTAGATAACCTAGCAACACTACCAACAGATTCTCCAGCGTTTGACAACAAAGTCGAAGTTGTTCTACCAAATCTATCGGACAATACGAATCCAGCTTGGTAATTTCTGTTCTGCTTTAAAGTGTGGTTAGGATATTCTACGATACTAGTTCTCCACTCTATTGGATTATCTTCAGGAGTTACAACGTTGAATTCTTGTTTAGGTTGAGTACCCACATTGTAGTTTAATGTTTCAGGCGGCGTGTGTTTTGTTTGAAAGTTACTGTATACAACTCTGTTGCTTATTATTTCTTGGCCAAGTGCTTTTACAGGTATTTTATCATACACTCTAGTAAGTTGATCCTCTGGCAGTGTTCTAAAAGGCTTTGTTCCAGAGTAAGTGTATCTCAACACATTACTTACGCCTTTGAAGCTTGGGTTGTATTGTAAGCGAACAGTGTCAACAACCATAACAGCTGCGCTATCTGATTCTTTGTAAAGTATTTCTACCTCTACTATCTTAAATTGATCTGCCACGTTATTTAAGCTAGTCGTAGGAAGAGCTGGATCACCACAACTAGGCATGTCTATTAACAAGGTTAATTCGTTAACTTTGTTTTCCATGAAGTCTACTATGGTACTTCTATAAGCAGCGGACATATCGTTTTCGTCAACTTCAGTAGCTCCAGAGTCTAAAAGAAAATAACCATCTTGCTTAGGTATAAAACATTCTTGGGTGAACGGTGCAAATACAGAATACTCTCCGTCATCAAACTTAAACCTATAGCTAAACCTTACAAATTTATCTTCTAAATAATCTGGATCACCTCTGTATGTGTCGTCATAATACGGTTGAAATCTAGGTGGGTCGGCGGGGTTTAATGAGTTAGCAGGACTTCCGTCAGGATACTTTTCGCTCACAACATCCTTCATTGTGGTTTGGTATTCATTAACACCTAAGCCAGTAAAAGGAGGATTAAAATCACTAGCCTCTGATCCTGTTATTTTTTCCCATAACACAGGAGCTTTGTACGGTGCAAACTTAGCTACGCTTATAGTATCTTCTATTACGTAGTAACTTGAATCGTTTAAAGCAAAGTTTACATTTATTTTTCTAGGCTGATTCCTATTGTCTGTCCAAAACAATAGCTCTTCTAGTAAGTTAACGCCATATATAGGTGTGCCTTCCCAAAAGTTTAAAAAAGCTCCTTGCACTAATATATCTTTCTGAGTCGCTACACCTTGTGATATCACAGATCTAACTATAGAGTTGTAAGCTGAAGGAATATAGTTTCCGTTTACGTTTGAACTTATTAAGTTATCTGTTAAAAAGAAAAATACACAAGAGTTTACTTCAGACACTAGATAACCTAAGCATACAACATTTTGATTTCCAGTTACTTCACCAAAGTCAATTAGTTGGCTGTTACCTAAAACATTCTCTAGCGCACCAACGTCTTCAGACTCTGATTTACTGACTTGTATATTTAATGCGTCTCTATATTCACCTTGTGGTAACAAGCGATCATCAAGATCCTTGTTCATTTTAGATTTTATAAAAACATTTTTAAACTCTGCCATTTAATTTTAGTGTTTTATCCATTTAGACTTACCTCTCATAACTTGAGCTATTTCATCAAGCTTTATGTTAGATAATCTTATCTTTGCGTTTCTTAATTTAGAGCTAGCTTCTCTCTTCAGTCTTTGTACTATGTACTCTGGCTGATTTATTCTACTAGCTATTACAGCGTGTGATAGGTAAGCATATAAGGCAGCTTCAGCTAACTTTGGTATTCTACTATCCATGTCATAAGCTAAGCCATCAGAGATGTACTCTAGGATTATAAGTTTACCAACGAGGTTACTTGAGAAAGATATTTTACCTTCTCTGTCATTCATGTTAAACCATCCGTTTACTTGAGAGTACTGTGGGTCTATTCCATACAATTGGCCACGTCCATCGTTCCACATTCCACCATATCCCCAGTCAAAGCCACACCAATCAACACTGGCGTTAAATTCTCCTTCTAAGACGTTGTTGCTTTTCCATCTCTCTTCCGTTATTGATGTACCTTGTATGTTATTACCAAAGACATCTTGAGTTGGAACACCTTGTGAATCTTGCACTGGAGTCCTGTAGGGTGAATCAGTTAAGTTGTTTGCTGGGTATATTATTCTTTGCACACCAGCCATATCGATCCAAGACATACGAACATAATTAACGTAGTCTTGTGGTATTACAACACTAAGATTAGGTGGTATCGTAAGCTCTTGAGACTTAATACTTTTCAAAGTGTCGTAGCTAAATTCTTGTAAAGCACGTTTAGCATGAAATACTAAATCAGTTCTCTTGACACTTGGTATTAACTTACCAGCACCGACGTACGCTATTATAAAGTTGTTTACAACGTCATTTAAAGTTATATACTCGTAACTACCATAGTTCTGCTCAGTGGTGTTACCGTAAGCTTCTCTATTCCCGTAGCTACCACCATCTAGTCTTTTCAGTTGACAAACTAATATTTTACTTGTGCCAAGTGCTCCTGCTAGTTTCACGGTGTTACCCTCTACCGTATAAGGGTCACTGTACTCTGAATAAGTTATACCACCATCATTACTAGCGTATAGCTTAAAGTTATTTAAAGCGTAGTCTAATTCCGTTGAATTATAAGACCCAAACACTAGATCAGTATCAAACGTAAACGTGAAGTCACTTTGACCTAGAGGGTTTTCAACTGTAAAGCCCTGAGCTCCAGCGTAGTATTGTTGATTAGTTTCGTTTATAACTCCCATCTATTAGCTTTTTTTATTTACTTCTTTTCCCTGAACCTGCTGAGCAGCTATTTGAATTATAGAGGGATCTTGTATTATTATTCCAGCGTAAGCTAATATCCTTAACACAATGTTAACTTGCTCTGATTCATGCAACTCGAAGTTTCTAGAACCTGTACCTAAACTAGGGTTAAAGTAATTACCGTTAAATATATATTGGCCTCTACCAGCAGTGGTAAAACCCCATATAGGTGGAATAGGTTTTCTTATGTAGTCAACCTCTATATTACTAGTTATACTAGAAGGGTTTACATACATGACGTTTTGCAAGTGACTGTTTATACTTGCACCCGCATTATTTATATTACCTCTATTCTCGTACAAATACGTAGGAAAACTTTTTGTTGCTTTTGTTAAAGGAGATCTCTCTATGTTGTAGAAATCTGTTCTAGGTAATCTTTGTAGTTCTATTTGATTACCTCTATCGTCCTTATATGTTACAGTGCCTAGTCTGTAAAAGTCTACAGTGGCACCGTATTTATCTACGGTTGGTAAAGTAAAGTACGATAATCCTGGATTGCTTGTATCGTCGTACACAGCTGATCCAAATGTTTTAAATATAGCTAACTTTTCGTCAAGATTCATAATCCTGTCAGCGTAGTCAACATCCGCTTGTGGTACTCTTAATTGCTGATTTAAGTCTTCAAAGTATTTTTCAAATATATCTAATTGAACCTGAGCACCTACCTCATTAAATTCAGCAGGGGTTAAATAACCTCTTTGCTCTTTATTTATTATAGACAATACTGTTTGATATACAGTGTTTACGTTTACAGCCATACTTTTTTAAATTATAATACACTAGGGTACCATTGATATGATACCCTAATATATTAGTATCACTTGTTTATACTCTTTTTTCTACAGATTTGTAAACTTCTACTCCTTCATCAGTTTTAAACCAAGCGGCTAAAGCTGAGTATGGGTTTTCGTCAAACGGTACAGTAAATAGTTTTCTGTCATTTGAGCCCCAGTGAAAAGTTCTTTGATCTTGTGACAATGTGATTATTCTAGCTTCAATAGCTTTTATACCAAAGTTTCTTAGCTGAACATTTTCGTCGTTAGCTAGACTCAAGAATAAAGCTGGTTTGTTCTTAGCAAATAATAACAAGTCTCTTTTAAGTTCTTTAGATTTCATATTAGAAACAGAGCTACCTTTTTCAACTCTAAGTATCGCTTCAGCTTGATCTACATCCATTTCCATAGCGGCGTTAAGTGCATGAACTTCCATTTCTATAACATCTAAATCGTCTTCTGCTTCTACAACAGAATCAAACTCGTAGTATTTTTTATTTTTTAAAGGGTGGTATTTACTTAATAGCTTTTGCAATATTTGATTTTCTTGCGGAACAGAAAGTACTCCATCTCTAAAAGTGATATGCCCTAATGTTGCCTCTCCTTTTTGTTCATCTACAAATGGGCTATTCATATTAGTGGCATACCTTAATTCTCTTTGCTTAGACTGATCTAAGTCAAAGTATAACAAAGGATTTTTTCTAGTATGCTTACTTGGTATTGTTAGCGTTAACGGTTGTTTTCTACCTTTAACAATGTAAGTCCTAGGTTTTATTTCCCACTCTGGTTTTGTGGGTTTTATAGCGGTAACAACTTTTTTTGGTGTAGTTACTACTTTTTCTTCTTCTTGAGGCGCAACCTCAACTTTTTTTGCTGTAGCTTTTTTAGCCATAATATAATATAATTAAATAGTTTATAAAAGTAATAATTACCCCCGTTAAAATAACGAGGGTAAGAATTACACTTGAGTGATTACACTCCTTTGAATAACACGAAGTTATTAGCACCTTGTACAACTAAACATCTTTCAGATAAGAAGTTTACAGTCATAGCATCTAGATCACTAGTGAAAGCTCCACCAACAGAACCAGTTAACCAAGACTTCATACGTCTGTCATCAGCTTGTGAAGCTCGGTAACGAACGTGTAAGAATGGTCGTCTGATGTTTGTTCCTAGAATCTGATCGTAAACAGTAGACGTTCCAGCAGGAACTAACATACCTTCGATAGAAGCAGGGCCAGTCATAGCACCACGAGTAGAAGCATCGTTTAAGTATTTCCAGTCAGTTTTGTAGAAATCGTAAGATCCTCTACGGAAACCAGAAAAGCCTAAGTTCAACGCCATCTCTTCAGAGTTTTCAAATAATCCAAAAGCAGTTCCACCGTTCTGTCCAGATGAAATCGCAGCTAGCATATCGTCAAAATCAAGATTAGTGTTTCTGTTTAAGAATAACATGTTCTCTTCAATTGCTCCTTGGGTATCTAAATTTCTAAGAATATCATCAAAGTCATTTATACCATTAGCAGCAGAGAATCCAACCTGTACATTACCTCTGTCTTCAACAGCAGCAAACAAACCTTCTGTACCTGTTACACTTGTGATTGTAGAATTAGCACCAACCTGCTCACCTTCTACAACAGACATTTCTAGGTAATCCTCAAAACGTAGTCTTGTTTCAGACTCTGCTTTTAGGTACCATAAGTATCCGTTTGTTCCATCTTCAGTAGCAACTTCTACCCAACCAATTTGAGCAGCATCAGATCCATTGATTGAATACTGGCTTCTAATGATAATTGGCTTGTTAGAGAACTGAGTGAAGTCAGGAGTTACAGTAGCGATTGGAAAATCGTTTCCAGTTACGCCAACAGCATTTGCTTGACCAGCAATTGTAGTGTTTGTTCCTTTTGGGTATTCAGAACCGTAAACAAATATCTTTACACTACCTACAAGACCTTCTGTAACTAACGTAGCAGAACCGTAAGGTAATACATTGATAACACCAGTACCACCGCCAGCAGCAGTTCTTAAGTCAGAATCAACAACTAGACATTTTGCTTCTGCGCCAAAGTCATCCATCACTACGATAGTTTGTTGTGGAGATATCACGTTGCGAACGTCAGCAGCAAGTGGGATAGTAATTTCATTAGCAGCAAATGTACAGTCATCGTAAGATATGTGTAATCTATTTTGCTCAGACCAAATTACTTGATCAGATGTCATTGGCATTTCAGCGCCAACCATTCGTAAAAATCCTGATAACGTTCTGTTTCCATAACGCTCTACTTCAGCTTCGTAAAGCTCAGGCAAGTATTGTTGTGCAAAGTTTCCGCCAGTTGCACCGTCAAATGTTAAATAGTTGCTCGCAAGAGTTTGTTGTGCCTGCGAAGGTACTATTGAACCAAATTGTGGAGTTAAAGCCATAATTTTAAAAGTTTAATTAGTTAAATTTTCGTTTTTTTATTTTTAATTTAGACGAATCTAATCCACTTATTGATTTTACTTTTAACCCGTTTATAAAAACATTTCCGTCGGCAACCTGCCTAGGCTTGTCATTACTTGAGTTTTTAGAAGAGTTAACGATATTTTTAATACCATCTGCTCTACCTTGTTCGTAAAAATGATTAGCGATTTTATCCGAATTCATGGCAGCATAAATTGCTTTGTGATAACCAGAAGGATTAGTCACGGCTCCGTCTTTATCAACAAACTTTGAAATGAAGCTGTTAATATCTAACTGTGATTTACCTATATCAGAAGGGTTTTGAACATTATACTTAAACCTTTTTTCTCCTAAGTTGAAATCAAAACCTTTGAAATCGTCGTTGAAAATTTGTTCAGTTTGTACTTTAAAATCCCGCTGAAGAGTTTTCGCTTGCTCTTGCTGCTGCTTGTGTCTATTGAAAAAGTCCATAGCTTTTTGCTGATCTTGAGTAGCACCTGGTCTCAACTTGATCTCCTGGTAGTATTTCTCTTTCATAGCATTAAGCTCTATTCGGGCTTTAGCAACTTCTTCTTTGAAAGCCAATTTCTTTTTTCTAATATCTCTTGGCTCGTCAAGTTCCTCATCGTAAGAGAAGTTATCTTCCATCAAGAAATCTACTTCTTCTTTGTCTAGATGAGGTTTAGTTTGTTTATAGTATTCATTAAGTAAAACTTTTTCGTTTACGTTAGAGTAATCGTGGTTAAGTCTTACATAATCTTCTATCGTACCACCTGTCTCTGACATAAAGTCTACAAGTGATTGTATGTTTTCAGGTAACCTTTTACCTTGTATAACTTGTTCTTTAACAGCTTTCTCTGCTTCTTCGTAAAGCTCTACTGTTTTTTCGTCTACCTCTTCTTCAGTTATTTCTTGGATTGTAACTTGTTCGGTAGGTTCTTTAGGTCCCGAGTATGCTTGTCCCACTTCTTCGCCATCTGTGGGTGATTCATATACATCCACGCTCTCTGTGCTTTGCTCTTGAACGGCATCTTTTTCTTTTTTTGTTTCGGTTAAATCAACTTTAACTAAATTAGGAATTAATTCCCCTTGTGCTTCTGGCTTTGTTAAATCAACTTTAACCGGATCTTTACTAGATGTATCAACTAGTTTTTTAGGTTTTGTTTTCTTACTTTTTAGTGAAAACTCACCTTCTTGTTTGACCTCTGTGGCCGTGTTTACTTCTGACATAATATAATATTATAAAATTAAAAATTACTTAGGACCAAAGGCTTCTAAGCCAAAGTCACCTAAATTATCGTTAGTAGATTCAAAATCAATTGGCGTACCATCGTTTTGTCTCTGCTGTATCATTTGCGATTGTTGTGTGCCTATTATTTTAGCACGCTTGTCTTTTCTGTCCTCAATACTTTCTTCCTTACCCTTCTCTCCATTAAATCTTTCTTTAGCTAGTTGCACGTTGTAATTAAACTCTTCCGCCATGAGTTCTCTTTTTATAGCCGCTTCCGCTTGCATGCGTTGTATTTCAAACTGAGACTTAGCTTGTTCTAACTGCATTTTTTGATCAGTTAGTATTTGTTGCTTCTGGGTTTCAGCCATAGCTGTTTGCTCTGCTAGTTGACCATTAGCTTGAGCCTGAGCCTGCATGTTAGCTTGAGCTGCTTTTTGATCTCTCTCTTGTTTTAGCCTACGTTTTTGTTTTAGCATTTGATTTGCTAGTTTCAAATTACGTATTTGCCTAAGATCTATAGCGTCTTCTAAGTCAATACCTCCAGACTGTAAAGCCACTTGTATGTTTTGTTCTAGTTGTGCTTTTTCTTCTTCGTCAGGTTCTAAGTCTAGGAATATACCAAAGTCGTGTAAGTTTAAGTTTGATATCTCTGCTAAAGTTTGAACATTAAAAGTAGATATAGAATTCTTTAACGCATTCGCGGTTAAAGGAAAGCTAACAACATCCGCTAGTTTTTTAGAAATGTTTTCACACAATCTTAGAGTTAAATATAGACTTGCATTATTAATATGCTTAGTAGCTATATTAGATTGTTGAGCTGCTATTTTTTGCAAGCCAACTAACGTGTCTCTGTCAGGTAAGCTACCATCTCTAGCTTCATTAAGACCTGTAACGTCTCTAATCATTTGAACATAATAATTATATGTACTTATTAAAGCGCCTATCTTACCTTGCCCTGACGATGATGACAATTCTTGAACAGGTACTTTACCGGCATTCATAGCGCCGTCTTGCGTTAAAGACCTACCAACAACAGATCCAGTTTGGAAATACATGTTTAATGCTTCTGCTGGATTATAGTTTGTACCATTACCAAGGTCAACTTCTGCTAAACCATCCATATCTAAGAATACGCCATCTGGCACCATTCTTGATATAACCTGTTGTAGCTTTAAGTGGGTTAACTGAATCATGTCTGCAAAACCTATTGTCTTGCTAACTATAGATTCTATTCTACCTTTGTACATTCTAGGCGCACATATAGTGTAGTTCATTTCTACCTTAGTGGTGTCAGCCATTGGCCTTGTCATGTTCTCAGCCATTTTCCACTCTAGCATCATATTGGTACCTAAAACTTTAACACCTTGAAATAAAACCTCTATGCTCCTAGATACTCTATCAAACTTATCGTTTTTAGGTGGATCAAATGTATCTGGTTTTTCTAGTATTTTCTCAAGACCTTGATCAGTTTGTTTTAGCTTAAACACTTGATCCATGTAAGTCTTATATTCAAAATATAAAACCTGTACAGTGTTTTCGTCATAAGCTCCCCAACCGTATATATAGTTTTGGTTGCTATATGATTTCTGTATTCTAGTTAGCTCTTCGTCTGATATATGAGGAAACTGTTTTTTTATCTCTGCTATAGTAACAGCTTTAACTTCGCCAACATAGTATATATCTTCAAAGTTTGGGTCCTCTGTATATGAGTAAATCATATAAGCAGGATCTACATAATCTAAAGTAATACCTTCTGCCGTGTTAAAATTTGTTTTAGCCGCTGCAATACCAAGAGTTACTAAGTCGTAGTTCAATCTACGCTTGAGTAGATCATATTTATTTTTATCTAGTGTCTGCGTTATAGCTTCTTCTTCCGCTATTTCTATAGCTTGTTTATAAGATAGCTGTAAGTGTAGCTCCATCTCCTCCATTGTTTTAGGAAGATCAATAGGAGGTATACTTGTTTTTGATATATTTAATCCTGTAGTTTGCTGTACCTCTTGTATTATATCTTGACCGAACATATCCATAGCTAAACTAGACGCGTAGTCTGTTCTCTTTTTTATAGACGCTGGATCATTAGCATAAGCTTTTATATCATAGTCTTTATTAGATATGCCGTTGGTTAGTATATCCACAAACTTAGATAATATAGGCACTGGCTTCCAGTCTAAATTTAAATAAGACAAATCACCATTAATAGATAATTCATCTTTATATTTTTGCGTTGATTGTTCTCCTCTAGCATAAAGTCTACGCGTGTGGTAGTTATTAAAAGAAGTTAGATATCTGTTTCCATTAGTTCTACCTTGTGCAAACCACTCTGACTGTATAGCGTCAGCAACCTTAGAACCATACTCAATACTTAATTTTTCCTCCAAAGGTACTACCTGATTGGGAAACGCACTATTAGCATTATAATTTATATTCATTTACTTTATAATTTTAGAAGCAATACCGGTGTTATCGTATTTTTTTATACCTAAGTTGTAGGATATAATTTGTCTTTTTGGTATAGGTCTATATCTATTTTTATTGCAAGCCATAAGAGCGAGCCCAGAACTAATAGATGCATCATGCTTTGTTCTATTGTTTATGTTGAATCTACTCCAATCGTTTAATGTTCTTTGAAAGTACATATCACCATAACCTTTATCTTGTAAACCTATAAAGTTTTCTATATAAGTCTCTATAGCAGCTGCATGAGCCTGCTTAATATCTTCACTTGAGTTTGGTATTCCTCCGATATCTCTTTCAGTTACAGATAGTTTATTATAAACCTTGTCAGGTCTATTCATTGAAAAACCTCTATAACCTCTACGCTTAAAATGATACAACAACCTAGGCTTGTTATTTTCACAAAGTATAGGCATACCATAAAACACGCAAGCCATTAATACATCTTCAAAAAATATCTCAGCTGTTTGAGGTCTTGCAATATATTCTAGAAAAAAGTGATTTGGCGGAACATCTAACATACTAAAACTAGTTAAACCATGTAGAGCTCCGTTAGAGCCTCTACTGTCTACAGTACCTGATATATCATAGCTGTCGCAACCAAAAGCACCTAGACCATCATTGCCTGGGTATTTAATACCATTCTTTACTATTACACGATTCTGTAGGTTTTCAGGTGGAACCCAGGTAACCATGAATCTTCCATTGTTGTTTGGAACAAATATAACGCTAGTGTCTTTTATACCATCTCTCCATTGAAAGCTACCTTTGGTAACTAGAGAGCTGTGTTTTAAATCACCATTGAAATCTATTTGCTCGTATATCTTAGTTAGGTTAAATAAAGATTGTTTTGCTTCATCTCTAAACGCATGATCTTCTGTTCTAGGAAACTGCCTGTAGAATTCATTTAAAGCCTCTTGATCACCTTTCAAGCCATCAACTTCATTTTGCCAATACTCTATGACACCTAGATCTATTACGTCTCCGTGTGGTCCTTCTACTTTTTCTTCTTCTGGTGTATCGAATACAGGTACGCCATAAGAATCAATGTATCCTTCGTAGTTCCACTCCATAGGTATGAACAAAGAATAGAGTCCTGAGCGAGTCTGTCCATTGCGGTTTCTTTTTGTAACGTCTGAATCATAGTAAAGTTTTTTAAAGTTCTCTCCACCTTTGTCTAAAGCGTTTGAGGTTGACCCCATCATACACTTACCTATAACTCTACTACCTAGTCTAAGCGTTGTTTTCGTAACCCTCCAGTTGTTAAGGATGTTGTTCGGCCTTTCCCATTTACCTGATTCGTCGTGGACGAGGAGTTTGAGTTTCTCACCGTCATACGAGTTGTCTCCTGTGTTTTTCCAGTCAATAGTGGTATCGAGACCTGTGATCTCTTTAACCGTTTCGTTTGTGTCAAGTTTCTTACGTGTAAACTTGGACGCGGGTACTCTGTATGCGAGCTCGGTTTTCGGCCTGTCCATACCATCTTGGATCGGTTTAAAAAAGAACGGGTAATTAACGGAAATCGGTACAACCTTATCTGTGAACATTGATTTAGCATCGGGACCAGATTTGGACAATATGCCGTACCGTGAATCCGAGGATATTGTCGCAAGGTTAACTGTCTCAGCTGAGGACATAAACGAGAATCCTGATCTACGGTTTTTAAGATAACACATTCCATAAGACCTACTGTCGGCCTTGCAAGCTTCCCAGAATATAAAGAACAATCTATTTGCTTCTCGAAAGTCTGGCTTCCCAACATCAATTTTGGACCACTGCAGGTACATAAAGTGAGTACCAGTAATGTAAGTATCCAGATTCTTATTATTGAACCAAAAACCTTGTTCTCTTCTAGTAAACTCTTTATCGATGTAATCATACCATTTCTCTTTGAAATCTATGGGGTAGCTTTCCCAGTCAAATATTGTTTTTATTTTCTTTAGCTCATCCGGTAACTCTGTTCTCTCCCAAGATTTTGATTTAAAATTAACAACATCTTTGGGTTTTGGGAGCGCAATTTTTAGGTTTTGTATATCGTATATCTCACCTATCTCTCCTGTTTTGCTTATAACAACAACGTCATGTTCTTTGTTATAACCATAATCCCACTTTTTATACCTATTATTTTTTTTTATTATATTGGGCTTGATGTGATCATCTACTATTCTATATAAACTTTGAGTATACATTATTTAGACCTCCCCTCTGCAAAACCTTTAAAAGTTTTTTCTTTGCTTTCTCTAGGCTTTTCGTTTAGCACAGCTTCTTCTTCTTGAATCCTCTGTAGTATTTCAAAGGCATCGAATATAGCTAGTTTCTTTGTCGCAGCAGCATTTTTTAATCTGTCTGCTGATATATCGTCGTCTGAATCAACAATAGCTTCTTTAGCTACTTTTATTAATTCTTCAACGGCTTTCTGTCCAGCTAGGATTATATTCTTCTTCGTCTTCTTTATATCCATGTTCTAATAAAATATCATTTGATTTCATACAATACAGACGTTCTCCGTCTATATTAAACTCCCACTCAGACCCGGCTTTAAATGTAATTACATGCCCAGGAGTTATTCCTAGCTCTTCTAACGAGCTATTACCTATTTTTAGTATACCAATATTGTTTGCTTCTTTATTGTTAACTAGAAGCTCTCTTTCCTTAATAGGCATTATAAAACAACGGTCGTTTATAGATCGCCATTTATCTTTTCTTTTATACAAGTAAACTTGGTCAACACCCGCAAAGTACAAGTTGTCTTTGAAATAAGACCTACTACTTGTTTGCTTACCTTGCATGTTATAAAATCTTCTAAAAACGTTTTGATGTATTACAACTATATCACCCTGCTTAACAGGCGTTGCAATAGCGAGAGGTGTTGATACTACTTCAGCAAATCTATTTACAAACTTCCAACCTTCTATTTTAGTGTTTAAAACTAATTCAGTGTCTCCTATTTTTTTTGTGTTTGCGTATCTATCACCTACCGGCTTAACGATAAAATCATATACACTTTTCATTAATACTTTATGTCGTACTCTATAGATATAGCCATGTTAGAATTAAATTTCTTCCATGGCAATACCTCGTCGTTTTTCTTAATGTAAATGTTGTATGATGAGTCTTTGTCCTCTAACAAAATATGAGATATAGTGTGACCACCATAAACCTCTTGACCCACAGAGTAGTGCATAGCATCATTTTTGTAATCAGCACCTATGCTAATTTTTCTTATGACATTATCCATCTTTTTCTATTTTAGTATACGTACCGTCTTCTAGGTTAATGTTGATAGCCCCGTACTTTCCTTCAAGATCATTTTTTACTTCATCTATTTCTTTATTCAAAGTAGCCACCTTGTGAAGCAGTGCGTGTTTTTGAGTTTCTATAAAACCAACTTTAGTAAGTATCTCGTTTAATTCTTTTTGTTGCGCTACTACTTTCTCTAATTCTTTGTCTTTTATTTTATTCATTTTATTTAATTTAATTTAATTTTTACTTTGTATTTTTTTAGCTTTTTCCCAACTGCGACCTACAAAGTAAGCGCCATATACCGTCACTAATAGTGTCTGGAAAATAGGTATATATTCTTCGGCTATTTTAAATTGCCCTACGTTACCATCAAAAAACGCACATACAGTAAATATAACCGTTAGGTATATAAGAACCATAGGGCGTATATTTTTAGAAAGCACACTGTCTGACGCCATGTCTGACTTCCACCTTTCGGTTACTTGCGACTGTGCTTCACTATCTGCTTTTTCTAAGATCTCAACCATCAGCCTTTTAGCCTCAAGCTTTTCTTCTTTGGTAGTTGTAAGCTTATCGATGACGCCACCAACTTCTTTGATAACGCCACCCGTAAGCCATTGAATTATTTTGTCCAATTTTATTTATTTAATTTAATTTCTAATACTTCTTTTCCATTTGGAAAAATGTAATCATAGCCAGGATACATGATAGTAGCATACCCTCTGTCGTCAATACCTAAAACCTTATGCTCAACACCCTTCATGGTAATTTTATTACCAGCTATTAAGTTAGATTTCTTGTTTACGTCAGGACTATTTTTTAGATATCCTTTTTTTGAGTACATTAGTATTTTGGATAAGTTACTTCTCGTCTTCTTTTCTTTTCTTCTGGGCTAATACCTAGCGCAGCTGGATCAGTGTCTTTAGTGTAAGTAACATTTCTAAAAGTGTTTGGTAGCGTTTTGCCGCCAAGTTTTTTAGCCATAATATCATA